TCTCCACTCGCCTAGATTCGCCGTTGCATGTTTCGGGCGGCGATTTTAGCATGACTTGTAAAGAGTGTAAAATATACTATACTATCAAGTAGAAATGTTGTATGGCGACTAAGCGCCGTTAAAGACTTAGGACGAATACGCACTCATGCGGCCAAAATGGGCGATACTCATCGTTACGAGGAACTTACCGCAAGCACGCGGGTCAATAGTGACAAAGGAAGGTTGTGAATGGACGAGAATCAAGTTTTGGGCGATGTTGATACGGCTGCAATGGAGCAATCCGAGCAGGAAAAAATGTTACCGCAATCACAGGTAAACAAAATCGTACAGCATGCCAAAGAGAAAGCGGCACAAAGTGCAAGGCGCGAAGCAGAGGAACGGTATCAAAGAGAGTTGGAAGCGATAAACAGCCAGCCTCAAAGACAGGCGGAACGTAACGAATCAGTACCCCGTGACGTAGACGCAAATGCCATTTATCAGCAAGTGCAGGAGAGATTTAACCAAGAGATGCAACAAAAACAACTGGAAGCTGAAATGTCCAGGGTTGCAAATCAATATCAATCCAAGATGCAAATGGGTCGTGACTCTTATGAAGACTTTGAGGAAATTACAGCGGACTATGACCCAACGGCTTGGCCTCAAATTACCTACCTGGTAGCAGGTATGGACAATGCGGCTGATATCGTTTACGAGTTAGCTAAAAATCCCTTAAAGCTTGCAGGACTTGACAGGCTCGCAGAAAAAGACCCCCGAGGCGCACAGGCGCAGTTATTAAAGCTATCGAAGTCGATAGCCGAAAACAAGCTTGCGAAGTCCGAAGAGCAGTCTCAATCTGTAGCCGCCCCGCTTGACCGTTTACAACCTTCGAGAGTTTCTGGTAGCAACGGCAAGCAGAGTATCCGAGACCTTCGAGCGCAGCCTTGGCTTAAAGGATAGTTGTTAAGGTTCCTTGTTTGCTGTTGCAAAAACATTCTTTTGAAAGGGAGTTTATGCAATGGCAACCGTCAATATATTGCAACAGGTTATTACTTATAACGAATCCAACCTTGCATTATTGTTAAACACATTTGCGTTTATCAGTACTGCAAACATGAAGTTCCAACGCTTCAATGATGATATCCCTAAAAACTTAGGTGATACCGTGTCATTTGATTTGCCCCCACGCTTTACGACTACTAATAGTCTGGTGGTGAATTTCCAAAGCGCGGAACAAAGGGTTCAACAATTAACTGTAAACAAGCAAGCATCTACTGCTTACGAATTTACAGCCCAACAGTTCATTTTCAACGTTCGTGACTACATGGACAAATTCGGTAAATCAGCTATTGCCGAAATTGGTACTCAAGTAGAATCGGACATCGCAGAGTTGGCCGAGACTAACACATTCCGTTTCTACGGCGATGGCGTTACTCCAATCTCAACTTATCTTCAATTGGCAAATGCCTTGGCGTTTTTCAGAAACTTTGGTGCAGCCAAAGACAACACCATGGGTTACTTGTCCGATTTGACTTTCCCTCAAATCATCAACTCAGGCTTAAATCAATTTGCGCCTATGCGTAACGATAGAGAAGCCATGAGCTGGGAAATCGGGGATTTCTCAAATTGCAAATGGTATCAGTCTAACTTACTGAAAACCCATTTGGCAGGAACCGAAGGTAACGCGGGCGCAACTCTTACTGTTGTAAGCGTTGTTAAAAATGCTGACGATGGCGTGATTCAAATCACATTCAGTGGTGCAACCGCTGCAAGTGATCCAAACTCCATCAAAGCGTATGATAAGTTCCAATTTTCAGACGGCGTGGGTGCATTCACTGACCTTCGTTTTAGAACCTTTATCGGTCACCAAGTATCACAATCACCTGTTCAGTTCCGCGCAACGGCTAACGCTGCAAGTACTGCCGGTTCACAAGTGACTGTTGATATTTACCCAGCCCTTAAAGCGTCTGCCGGTAAAAACCAAAACATCAACGTTGAAATCGTGGCAGGTATGCAGGTCACTGTATTACCAGACCATCGTTGCGGCTTGATTATGTCTGGAAACCCATTGTTCTTAGCAATGCCAAGATTGCCCGAAGAAGTGCCTTATCCGACTTCCGTACAGCAAGACCCAGACAGTGGCGCTTCAATCCGTCAATACTACGGTTCTCTATTTGGTCAAAACCAACGCGGTATGGTTCATGACATCATTTGGGGTAGAACCTTGGTTGACGAATACGCCATGATGGTTGCTTTACCAGCTTAATTGATGGGCGCGAAAGCGCCCCTTACTTATTAAACGGAGTTTAAATCATGCCCAATACACCTATAGTTAATGCCGGTTTGAAGTATGTAAATGGCCTTACGCTTGCCCGAACCGCAAACAAAACCATGACCGTTGCAGCCGGAGCCGCGCGCGATTCCAGCAACACCAACGACATTATTTTGGATGCACTTGTTACCATCAATGGTTTATTTGTTGGTGCTAACGGGGTTGACGTAGCAGTCCTTGCCGCTTCCAGCCTTTACGCTGTTTATTTGATTGGTGACTCTACCAATTACGAATCAACAGCCGCTATTTTATCTTTGAGCGCATCCGCTCCAAACCTTCCAGGTGGCTACGATATGTATCGCCGCATCGGTTGGGTAAGAACGGACGGCTCATCTAACCTGTTGCAATTCTGGCAGTACGGTTTAGACCAAACCAGAATGTATTACTACGATGTTGGTATCAGTGAATTGTCTGGTGGTTCTTCAACTACATTTGCAGCAATTGACTTGGCAACAAGCGTACCGCCTACAGCTACCGAAGTACTGTTTGACGTAACCTTTACGCCTGACGGTGCTACCGAAGTCGCAGAATTCTTGCCCTTTGGTTCCGCTGCAACTAGCGGGATGGTTCGCTTTGGATATGGCGTTGCGGCCGCTCAAGTTGGTATGGTTACAGTGCCATGTCAACTAGATGCTGGCGTGCCAAAGGTGCTTTACAAAGTTGCATCAGGCGACACATTGACCCTTTTAACAAGCGGCTTTAAGGATTTCTTAGGCTAATTGTATAAACCAAAGGAGGTCATCCCATGCCTTACATTTCTAACGAGTTAATCACATCGTCTTACTATGCGTCAGGTGTAGTATCGCGTGAATTTGAAACTGTTAGTGGCGCACAGGTAGCGGATGGCCTTCGCTGGTTAAATAACATCATCACCGAAAAAGACGTGGATGAAGGGATGGTTCCCTACGAATCCACGGTTACTTTGACCGCGGTTCAAGGTCAAGAGAAATACCCTATACCGAATTTGATTCAAATCGATACCCTAGTATTCTTTTTAGATGCTGTTCGTTATGCGATGAAGTACGAACAACGGAATGCCTACTTTGGCTCTAGCCGTGTTGAGAACGTGCAAACATTGCCTTTCGAGTGGTATTGGGAAAGAGGATTGGGCGGCGGTAATTTATATATTTACTTCCAGCCAGACCGTGCCTATCCCATGGAATTGCACGGCATTATGAGAATTCCATCAGTAACATTGTTCCAAGACTTAAGCCTGACCATGGACGAATTCTTTACGACCTATTTGCATTATGCACTGGCCGACAGAATTTGCGCCGAATACGAATATGAAACACCGCCAAACGTATTGCGCCAATTAGGCAAGTACGAAGCATTTATCAATAAAAAATCCCGCATCTTGGATTTACGGATAGCCAAGCAATCCACGCTACAAAAACGCGGCAGCTTGAACTATGGCTTCATTAACCTTGGGAAAGGTTGGGTAAAGCCCTCTTGATAAAGGGTGGATTAAACCATAATATACCCCTATTTTTGGGGAATTTATGGAATATTTTAAAATATGTAAACATCATGGCGGACTTGAAGAAAGTCAGGTTATGAAAACTGTAAAAAGAGGTAAGCCATATAATGCGTGTAGGTTATGCTTAACTATATCAAGAGCAAAATCTTCACTTAAGAATTTTGGGAAATGTATTAACCATGGAATTCTTACGCCGGATTTAGTTAAAAAAGATGGAACATGCAGATTATGCCATCGAAAAACGGCTCATAAGAAAAGAGATGAAAACCGAGAATGGTTTAACAAAAAGATTGCAGAAGATAGACTGAAAAATCCCGAAAAATGGGATGAAATATATAAAAAAGTGTATCAGCAACAAAAGTCAAAATATGGTTCGCTACATAGCTTAAAAAAATGTTGTGATGCAAGAGGAATAACGGTTGAAGAATATTATCGGATTGATGAATTGCAAAAAAGTTTATGCGCAATTTGTTTTCAACCTGAAACTAGAGTTAATGGACGGACTAAAATGACACAGCGATTGGTTATAGATCATTGTCACAAAACCAATAAGGTTCGCGGACTGCTATGCCATAATTGCAATACGGCAATAGGAAAGTTCAGAGACGACCCAATTAGAATGTATCGAGCGATCCGATACATAAAGACTAAAGGGGATTAATCGAATGGGTGTGGCAAATGCGCAACATGTTCCCGTGAATGTAGTCGGTAGCTCGATATTCGGACGCTACCCCAAGATTTCACTGGAAAAAACATACAACATGTTCATATCCGATGAATGGCTTGTCAATTACGCCGGTTTTAAGCGCGTCAATGAGATTTTGCCACTAGGTGAGGGCAGAGGGTTATTTCATTCCATTCGTGGCGATTTCATGCTTGTTGTGGTTTCATCGAGCGTTTATAAAGTCGGGAATAATCTTGCGCCCCAATTCATAGGCAACATCGCAACCAATACCGATGAAGTCTTTATGGATGAAAACCTAAGCAATCAGATTGCTATCGTGGATGGTGAGAATTTATATATTTATAATTACATCAACAACACATTCACGCTTCAAGCGCTGACGTTTCTAGGCAACCCAATCATTCCAGGCTATGTTTGCTATCACAATACATTCTTTTTGATTGCATCAAGTACCTTAAGCGAGAACTCGCAAAACTGGTATGCCTTTGAGCGTGCATCGGATACGACTATTCAGTTAAATACGCAATTTAGTCTACAGACAAAGCCCGATAGTGCCATTGCGGTTAAGCGCTTGCCTGGGCGCGGTAACAACGTGCTGGTCTTTGGTTCAACCGTTGCCGAGGTTTGGACGCAAGTAGGGGGCGCAGAGAACTACAGGCGCGTACAGTCGTTTAATATCGACAGTGGTGCGGTGGCAATCTCAACTATTGCCGCCAGTGAAGAGTTGATTTGCTGGATAGCGCAGAATGAAAACAACGCGCCTTCCTTGATGGTCACAGATGGGGGAAATACCAAGCGTATATCAACCGATGGGATTGACCATCTATTGCAATCAATCAAGTTTCCGCAACAGGCTACAGCCTTCTTTTTTAGGCAGGATGGGCATTTGTTTTATCAGTTCACGTTTTTCAATCCGGCTGATAACGTGTCCTTAATCCATGACTTTAATACGAATCAGTTTTTCCATGTCTCAGACCAGGCATTGAACTTTCACCCAGCGCGTCAGGTGGTGTACTTCAATGACAAAACGTTCTTCGTATCGATTAATGATGCAAGCCTGTACCAAATGAGTACGGAATTTGTGACCTACAATTACGATATTTTGTACGCCTCAAAAGGTGAGGTCATCCCACGGATTCGTATTTGCAAGTCAATACGGCTTGAAGACTCCGCGCGCTTTCGTGTCGGACAATTCTCATTCTGGCTTGAGCAGGGCGTTAATGATTTCTTTATTTTAAATCCTGACGATCAGGTCTGCCAGGGATTGATTATCACGCAAGAAGGCGATGGCTTTGTCATCACGCAAGAAGGTGATGTCATGCAGACTCAAGAGGGTTTTTGCCCAGACCCATTATTGCAAGAACGCCCCCGCGTGGATTTATCTTTTTCCAAGAACGGCAATCAATCATTCAGCAACGTAGTGGGTAGGGAATTAAACGCAATCGGTCATTACCGAAACCAAATCCGTTGGTGGCGCATGGGTCAAGCTAACGAATTCACCATCCAGCTACGCTTTTGGGGATTCCAGCGCTTTGTGGCGCAAAACGGTGTTGCGGAGGTGATTGTATGAGTATTCCAACGCTTCCAGCCTTCTTTGACATGTATTACACACAAAGCAATGGCAAGTTAGCGCCAGATGGGTATTTGTATAACGACCAAATGTTCCAGTCATTAAATGCCGCTGTGTTTATTTTAAATAGCATCGTAACAAGCCTTATTGTGAACGATGGAAGCGTTAACAATGGAACAATTATTAACCAAGGGGTGAAGTTCCCAAACTTTACCACGGCAGAAATAACGGCTTTAGAGCCGGCAGCATCAAACGGCACGGTATGGTTTAACACGACACTTGCTAAGTTGCAGGTTAAAACCGCCAGTGGCACAGTAGAAACGATTACCAGCGTTTAAGGAGAAACTCATGAGTTGGTTAAGCAAACTATTTAAAGGTGGCAAAAATCCGGCGGATGCCGCAATGCCTTATCTTGACCAAATACCAGGCATGGAGCAGCAAAACTATAATCCTTATATTCAGCGTGGTTCTACTGCTTACGATACCATGACACCGTCATTAAATCGCATGACGACAGACCCGACAGGCTTCATTGATGAACTCATGAAGCATTACCAGGAATCGCAAGGCTATAAGTTAAAACGCGATGAAGGGTTACGCGCGGCAGGTAATACCGCGGCTGCCGGTGGTATGCGTGGAAGCCTAAGCGATATCGAAACTGAATCCAGACTGGCAGACTCTTTGCTGGGTGATGACATGCAACAATGGCTTCAAAATGTATTAGGGATACAAAAAGAAGGACTGCAAGGTGAAAGTCATCTATATGATACAGGTTTTGACGCAACTAAGAATTTAACCGGCGATTTATCCAACGTGCTTGGCACAAAAGCATCGCTGGCATTCCAAGGTCAAGCGAATAAGAATCAACAGAAATCAGATTTGTTTAGCGGCCTTATGAAAGCGTTTGGTGGTGTTGCAGGTCTTGCATTGCCAGGTGGTGGAAGTGTTGGTGGCGCAATAGCCAGCAAGTTTATTTAAGGAGCTAAACATGCCATTTCAACCGATGAACTATGCCAACATAGCGCCCCAAGGCAACCCGTTTTTCCGTGACTTGGTGGACAATTTGGCATCAGGTTATAAATCAGGGCAGATTCCCGCGCAATTGGAACGTCAGCGCCAGAAAGAAGAGATTGCAAACTCTTTACAGCAACTATTGCTTGAAGAAGAGCCAAAGCGATTTCAATCGCAATTGGGCGCGACTGGTCTTTCAAACGAATTGAAAAAATTACAGATGCAAAAAATTGGCCTTGAATTAGACCCCGAAAAGAAAGCGGCGTTCATCCAGAAATTGGCATCAGCATTTGGACAAGGCGGTGAAGGTGAAGGCAGTGGCATAGGCAATGGCAGCGATTTGCGCTCGCAATTAATTCGTAAAGCGCTTGGTCTTTCAGGTCAAACGCCCCAAGAGAAAGCTGCCCAAGAGCTTGACCTATACCGTCAAAAGCAAGACATCAAAGCAGGAAGTGGCGGCAACAGACCAACGACCGCAACCATTACAGCCAATCAAAAGGTGGCGCAATCGATTGATAACGTGTTGCCATTAATAGCCGAGCTTAAAAAGTTTCATGCGCCAGGTCAATTTGTCAGCAAGTACTTAAAGCCAAACGAACAAGCAGCTTATGAATCTAAAGTTGGCACAATTGTTGACTCGCTTGTTGGTGCGTTAAAGCTTCCTCAAGTAAAAGAAAGCTTAAACATAGTCGAGAAGATTGTAGGAAAACGCCCCCTTGAAAACAATAAATCCTATTTAAAACGCTTGTCTGAATTGGAAAAGGATTTAAAAGCTCGCAAGAAGCGTGCAACGTCAAGCGGTGGTTCAACTGGCAATTCATCAGGCCGCTTGAAATTTAATCCAGCAACAGGGGGGTTTGATTAATGATAGTTGAACTGCCTAACGGCCAAGAATTAGAATTTCCAGACGGCACTAGCCACGATGTCATGCGCCAGGCGATTTATAATAATTTCCCTGAATACGCAAAGCAGCAAGGACAAGCAGCCGAAGAGGAAGCCCCCGAAGAAGAACAAACAGGCTTTGGCGGCATCATGTCGGATATTGGCGAAAGCCTTTCCAATGTGCCTGGCGCGATTGGTGACTTCCTGGAAAACTTGCCTGGACAATTAAAACAATCCGGCTCACAAATCATTCATCACCCAATCCGCGCCGCTGAAAATGTGGGCGCAGGTCTTTTGGAAGGATTAAAAGGTGCGGTCAATATCCCGTCAAATGTCGCATCTTACTTGGATAAAAAAGACATCGGACGCGGTAGCATCGAAGACTTTATCAAAAAGCTTAATATCGGCGATACTGGCCTTGAAAAAGCGGTACTAGGGGAAGGCCAACCAGGCGATGAATTGTTGCGAGGAATCGGCAGTTTCGCCCCTTATGCGAAGCTTGGCGGCCTTGCAAAAGGTTTGGCGGGTGCTGCCAGGCGCGCAGGTGCAGCCGGTCTTTATGGCGCGGGTCAAAACCAAGACCCGCTTGTTGCAGCCCTTCTTGGGCTTGCAACCGAAGGCACAGTCAAAGGCGCTCAAAAGCTTACCCGAAAAGGTACGTTTTTGCCTAATTCGCCATTGAGCAATGCAGAGCTTGAAGAGGCCGCACAAATCACCAAAGGCACTGATACTGACCTTGGCAACGTCATTGAAAACCCCTACTTAAAGCGCCAATACGAAAACGTGTTGCCTGAAATTCCTATGTCCGGTGCACATACGAAGATGCAGAAAACCGCGCAAGTCATTACAGACCGCGGCGAACAACTCCTTAATTCATTGAAAGGCGACTTTGAAGGTAAAGACATCGGCCAATCCTTGCAAAAGGCATTGAAAGAATCCGAAGCCGAAACGCGCGCAACCAAGAATCAAAAATACAAAGCGCTTAACGAGGCAGCCGAACAAGAAGGCGTGACCACGCCACGTTCTAATTTGAGACAAGTTGCCGCCGAAGAATTAGAGAAAATAAAAGAAGACCCCGACTTGGCGCGACTCGCAGACAAGGAAGTCATGTCGCTACTTGAGAGCATATCCAAGGAAAGCAAAAAAGAGGGTGAGCCTGGATACTCGTTAAAGCAAACAGATTTCTTGCGAGGAAAGCTAGGTCAGCGCGCGCATGATGCGTATATGTCTAATAGCCCAAACAGTACAGAGCTTGGCACAATCTATAAGGCGCTGAAAGAAGCGGCAGACAAAGACATTGACCAGGCGATTGATACTTCCGGCAAAGACAATCTTAAATCATTGCGTGATGAAGCGTTTAAATTCTATAAAGAAGAATATGCGCCTTATGAAGACCCAGACATTTTGAAGTTTACGCGAAAAGGTGGTGACGCTGATACTTTGGCTCAGTACTTCATTCGTAATTCTAAAATATCCGATCGAGCAAACATACTAAACAAACTGACACAAAAGCTACCAGTAGCAGATCGGGACTTATTAGCATATTCATACCTTTCAAAAGCGATTGAAGAAAATGGAACGCTAAACCCTTCAAAACTAAGAACTTTGTTCACGAAGAATCTAGGCGAGCGCCAAAGAGAGGCACTTTTTAATCCTGAAATGATTAAAAATCTTTCCAACTATAGCAAATTAGTTCAAAAAAATACAGATGCCTTGAATACGATGTTCAATCCAAAGACAGGGCAGCGAGGTTTAAGCGCTTTAGTTCCGGCCTTAACTACAGGTGTCGGCGCACTGGCAACGGGTAGTATTCCAGTCACTTTGCTTTCAGCCATCGCCCCAAGCTTAATTGCAAAACCAATTGTGAAGGCTTTAACGAACCCGACTATGCGAGAGAAATTAATTCAGCGTATGATAGAGGCTCGTACAAAAAATGCTAAACCTTCACGGAATATTGCTCCATTTGCTCAAGCCTTAACGGAATCTTCACAGACGCATAAGCCGCTTGAATTGGAGTTAACGAAGTATTTTAGAAAAAAGGACTTATAAAATGGCACTAGACGAACGCTATATAGTCGCATCCGACTTAGAACAATACTTTGTTGACAAGGACACGGGCTTGCCCTTGGCTGGTGGTACACTAACGTTTTATCGGGATATCGCCCGAAACGTGCCTAAAGTCGTTTATCAATTATCAGGTTCACCCCCGAACTATACCTATACGGCAATGCCCAATCCCATTACTTTAAGTTCCGTTGGAACCGTACAAAATGCAGGTGGAGACAATGAGGTCATTTATTATTTTCCATTTACAACAGACCCCGTATCAGGCGAAGAAATACTTGATTTATATTATGTTGTGGTGCGTAACAGTGACGGTATTGAACAATTTACACGCGAAGCTTGGCCGAATATCACAAACGCCAACGACCCTACCCGCGACCAATTGCCGGTACAAAACCAAATTGCGAACCCTCAATTTACCAGAAATTTTTTAAACCCAGGCTTGGGTACGACTTTCACAGTCACAGCAGCTACAAACCAGGTTTTTGAATTTGCCCCTGATTGGGATTTTGTCATCAGCGGTACAGGAACCGTTGTTGTTCAGGTAGTGGCAATTGCCGGTAATGAAAACGTTGCAACCAGTCCGCCTTACGTTCTGGACATCAACGTGTCATCAGGAATCACGGCGTGTTATTTGCGCCAGCGCATGAACGTCAACTCAGGTCTTTGGGCAAGTACCTTAGAAAGTCCAATATTCCTGGCAACGACTTTGATTGCCCGAAATGAAAACGTGGGAACTGCCGGTGTCCAAATGTTTTACGCAGAATCAAGTGGCGGCACGCCAATCACCATTCTTGATGCAAGCTTTGATAACTCAGGCTATCAAGTTAAAACAGGCTCATCAACTGCCGCAATTCCTTTGTCATCAAATACCGATACAGGCCAAGACGGCTACATTGATATTTATTTATCAATGACCGCAAGTTCTCATATTAGAGTAAGCAGTATACAAGTAGTTCCAACATTGAGCGATGCTGGTGCGGATTTCATTCAATACGACATTCAATCGGCAAATCGTGAGCAAGCTTTAATGGGTGATTATTACATTCCACGCCTTGAAGCAAAAGCGATACCAAGCCTTTTGACTGGGTGGGATTTTACCGTTAACCCATTCCAATTTGGCTTATCTGGAAATATCGGTGCGAGTGGCTCATACATTTGCGACCAAACGATTGCGGCGCGCGGCTCAAGTGGAAACGTAGCCTTTGCCGTGTCATCTGTTACGAACGCGCTTGAATTAACGACTGCCGGAACAAATGATGCATTTTACATTCTGCAATACTTAACAGGCGACCAGGCCAAGAAAATGATAGGCACGCGCCTTTCGGCCAACGTTTTTGCCTATAAAGGAACTGTTGGTGATGATGTCACGATGCGTATTTACTTATACAGAGCGCCAGCCGCAACCGCCGTTCCCTCTTTAGGAACAACCATTGTCACATTATCAGCAAACGGGGAATTAACACTAACGGCTGCTGGATGGACTCAAATTCCAAGGAGTGGTCTTGCAACGCCTCAAGTGACTTTAAATACAGTCGCAACCAATCCTGACGTAAATAGCCCTGATAATGATTATGGCTTTAGTGGGTGGGAAATCACTGATTCATCACAAATTGCCGACACCGACAAGTTTGCAATTGTGGTTTCATTTGCATATGTGACCGCAAATACAGTCGTTACGGTTAATTCCGTTGGATTAGTGCCAGGCGACATTCCTTGCCGGCCAGGCGTTCAAAGCGTCGCGCAATGTCTTCTTGATTGCCAGTATTATTATGAAACATCTTATCCCCCCGGTTTTGCGCCTGGAAGTGTGGCATCCGCGGGCATTACCGTTGAGCAAGGAGCAGATTATAGTGGAGGCTCAGCAAGAGCATACGGTACAGCCTTTGGCATTTACTTCAATACAGTAAAGCGCGCAACACCTACAGTAAAGGTTTATAACCCAGGTGCTGGAACCGTGGATACAGTTACAGTAAATGTTTATACCAATGGTACCGTAAGAAGTTCGGTAAACGTGGCTTCTACTAATTGGACATTTTCATCAGGGCTTAGAAGTTTTGGTGCTATTGCAAATACGGCATCGGACTTGGTGGCATCTGCAACCGGTGTTTCAACAAGGCCATTTAGCGATTTGTTTTTCAATTTCTCAGCCGATGCGCGGCTTGGCATAGTTTAATTAAAAGGAGTTAGCGAAATGATTACACCTTATTTAGCACAGCAACCAGTGGATGATTTCAGTCAGCGTTTTGCCGATTTGAAATACAGCGCAACTTTAGCAATAACAACTGATACGACATTGACTATTCCAGGAACCGCGCAGCGCTATAAAGCGTTAATTAAAACGCAAGGAACAGGGAATGTATGGGTTGCCATTAATGGTACAGCCGCCGTACCGGCAGGAGCTACCTTTGCCGCGACCACATCGGAATTGTTACCTAATGGTCAAAAATTGTGCCGAGAAGTGAAAGCCGGTGACGTGCTTCATTTCTTTTCGTCAGCAGGAACGCAAGCCGTAAGCGTGGTTTTATACGCATCAGGAACTAATAACTAAGGAGCCTAGGATGGCCGATAAAAAATTTGACCAGTTCACCGCAGGTGGTGAGATGCAGGTTGGTGACGTGCCGGTCGGCCTTCGTTCAAGCAACCTTACAACAAACTATCAATTTGATTTTCCAGGCACGGGAATTAAGGATGCAAGCGGCAATTATTTATTTCGCTATGCAAGTGCTGGCGCTTTATCCGTTAACTATTTGCGTTTCATAAACTCACTTACAGGGCAAGCCGTTGATATCAGCGCCCAAGGTAGTGATGCCAATATTAATATAAGCTTTACCCCGAAAGGCACTGGCTACCTTATATTAGATGGCGTTAACTGGCCTAATGCAGACGGAGCCAATGGCCAAGTACTGGCAACAAACGGGGCAGGGCAAACAAGCTGGATTACCATTCCAGGATTGATTTTTCCCTCAACTGATAAAGCCATTGCCCGATTTAATGGTGCATTTGGAGCGCTTCAAAACTCAGGCGTTATTTTAAGCGATGCCAACGGAATTTCAGGTGTTACATTGCTTGACGTGGATAATGTCAGAATTGATGGAAACACTATCAGTTCAACGAACGCCAATGGCAATTTAAGTCTTGTACCGAATGGCACAGGAAATCTTGTGCTCGACTTATTAAATTGGCCGCAAGCCGATGGATTAACAGGTCAAGCCATAGTGACCAACGGCGCAGGTCAATTATCCTTTGCAAGTATTGCAACAGTAACCACACCTACGGTCGACATGACAGTTGCGCGTTTCAATGGGGTAGCTGGTGCGATTGAAGATTCAGGCGTTGTTATATCCGATACCGATGTCGTTAGCGGCATCACTCAATTAAATGTTGATAATCTTCGTTTAGATGGGAATACATTATCATCAACAAATACCAATGGAGATATCGCATTTCAATTGAATGGCTCAGGTCTTTGGAGCTTGAATTCAACAGTCGGTGTTAATGAGATTATTAATGACGCAGCGTTATCAACCGCATTAAATACAAACTTAGCAACCGCCTTGGCTATTAAGCAATATGTGGATTCAACTGCATCAGGAATTACATTTTTAGCCGCAGTTGTTGCCGCCTCAACTGCAAACTACGTTGCAACTTACAGCAATGGAATTAGTGGCGTAGGCGCGACACTTGAAAATAATGACACGCAAGCGGTATTTTCTATAGATGGATTAAACCCAACTGTTGGTCAACGGGTTTTGATTAAAAATCAATCTACCGCAGCACAAAATGGCGTGTATTCTGTAACGGATGTTGGTTCAGGCGCTACAAACTGGCTTTTAACCAGAACAACAGACTTTGATACAGCCGCAGAAATAGTGCCTGGTGTGTTGGTTCCTGTATTATTAGGCGGAACTATAAATGCTGGAACCAGTTGGTTACAAACGGCTACTGTTGCAACTGTTGGAACAGATCCAATTGATTTTATTCAATTTACAGCAACACTACCCATTTCAATGGAAAATGGCGGCACAGGTGCAAATCTTACGCCAAGCAATGGTGGGATAATCTATTCAAACGCATCAACCATGGCGGTATTATCGGGAACGGCTACTGCAAAGCTTCCTTTATTATCAGGCGCAACATCTGCGCCTACGTGGGGAAGCTACGCTTTAGACTTGGGTGGCGCTTTAACTACCGCTGGCGCACATACGCTATCAGGCGCATTTGCTTCAACCTTTACATTCACTGGTATAACAGGCGTTACATTCCCAACAACCGGAACGCTAGCAACTACGGCACAATTGCCAACACCAGCAGCCTTGACGCGCGTTGATGATACAAACGTCACACTTACCCTTGGTGGCTCACCTTCAACAGCATTATTGCAAGCGACATCGTTAACGCTTGGATGGACTGGACAGCTTGCAGCAACAAGAGGTGGTACTGGACTTGGAACTGTTACTCAAGGTGATTTGCTCTATGGAAGTGCTGCCAATACATGGTCTGCTCTTGCTAAGAACACGTCAGCAACACGTTATCTTTCTAATACAGGAACATCAAATAATCCAGCGTGGGCGCAAATTGATTTAAGCAATGGAGTAACCGGAAACCTTGGTGTAAGTCATTTGAATAGCGGAACAAGCGCATCTGCGTCAACATTTTGGCGTGGTGATGGTACTTGGGCAACGCCTTCTTCAGTTGCAGGCCAAGTAGTTCAAGTACTACAAACCGCACTGACAACATCTTTTAGTGTATCGGTTTCAGCAAACAATTTTACCGCTGTTACTGGTCTAAGCCAAGCAATAACGCCAGCAAGTTCATCAAACAAAGTGCTTGTTAGAGCGGTTATTTCTTGTTCTCCAGCATCTGCGACAGACGGTATTTATTTTAAAATTTTCAGGGGCGTAACGGCAATTACCGAAGGCACATCCGTTGGAAGTAGAACAGCGGTTGGAACCGGTTCTCAATTAAATACTCTATATGGATTACAAACTAACGTTATTGAGTTCCTGGATTCGCCAGCAACAACATCTTCTACGACATATTCAATTCAAGTAAGCCAAGTAAATAATGCGGGAACGGTTACTTGCTATATAAACCGAAGTGTTACCGATACCAACTCATCAACATTCCCAAGAGGTATTTCAACAATTACATGTATGGAGGTAGCAGGATAATGGATATTCCAAATATTTTAAAATTTATGCATCCAAATGCGGTTTGGTCAGTTGGTGAAGATTACGAGTCACTTAACTGGCCTGAACAGGGTATAGAAAAACCCACTTTACAACAGATTATTGATGCAGAACCTTTGTATTTAAATTCGCAAATGATTGCCAATTTTAGTATTGGAATACAAAAACATATTGATGCAATAGCACGTGAAAAACAGTATGAATCATCTGTATATTGCGCAACTTACGCAACCAGTACTATTCAGCCATGGCAGCAAGAGGCTCTAGCTTTTATTGAATGGCGCGATTCTGTTTGGGTTTATAGTTTAGGAGAATTAGCGAAGTTCCAAAGTGGGGAACGGCCAGCCGTATCCTTTGAGGAATTCGTACAAGAATTACCCGTTATCGCTTGGCCGGTATAGGTAAGAAAAGAAGTACAACATAACTGTTTTATTTAAGGAGAAATTAACATGCCCATTTTAAACATACAGGTAGATTCTGCCGGCCAATCAGGTCAAGTGCCAAAGTTTATCTACATATCAACCAATGACACCGTGGCCGAAGTAACAACCGCGGGCTATTTGAACGGAATCGTTGCGCAAAACATTTTAGTATCTGAATACAACATGGCTTTAGTGGCTACCAAGACAACCCCTAACGCTGTTAGCACTCAGGTTGACTTGTATGACGTGTCTTATTCTGGCGGGGATTGGTCATTGACACTTAACTCAGGTTCATTGATTCTGCCAAACGGTCAAATCTTTATTGGTAATGGTAGTGGTGTTGCTACGGCTCGCACAATGTCAGGTGATGCGACTATTTCCAATACTGGCGTATTGACTATTGCAAACTTAGCCATCAGTGCTGCGAAATTGGCAGTCGATGCGGTAACAACTGCTAAGATTCTTGATGCAAACGTGACGCTTGCAAAATTAGCCGCTGGAATTGCTCCAAGTCATGTTGTGAAATTTGCCGGTCAGCATACTACGGTCGGTGGTGCAGCAGCCGAAGCCATTACTGTAACAGGTGCGGCAGCAACCGATTTGGCTTTTGTCCAAATGGTAAATGATGGAACCGCTAACGTGACTATAGTTAATGCAGTGGTGACATTAAACACTTTGACAGTAACTTTCAGCGGCAACCCTGGTAATGATGCAATAATTAATTATCAATTATTGCGCGCAGCAGTTTAAGCGAGTAAAGTTCACAGTCGATACATCCTTGAAAAAGTGCGGGCGTAGAAATGCGCCCAATCCGCAAATACCCTCAAACAATCTGATTATTGAAATAATCAGACCTAAGAACCACAAAATACCCTAAGTGCTTGTAAAATAATCATTTATCACTAATACGTCTTTCATGAAATTCTGTATAAAATTAACACTAACAATTTGGTTAATTAGTGCACTGGTTTTTAGTGTAATTCATGAACATATTAATAACGCACTGTTTAAATTGTCCGCATTTAAAACAATGGCATCCTTTATGCATCCCAAATATTGAAAATATACGCTACACTTAAAATAGCGCGCTTGCGCATGGATTTAAGGACGTTATCATGAAATATTTTAAAAGGATTTGCGGCTTTGTTTTGGTTTCTATGCTTACTGTTTTTATCCTGGGATGCTTTTTGCATCCAAGAACAGTTCACACCATACGCTTTAATGAAAACCCCTGTATCAAACCCCATAATCGATACCACTATCTTACATGCCATCCCATTGACGTTACCGTGGACGGCGTGCAAATTACAATCCCAGGTGACTTTGATACCGACCTGGCATCAATACCCCGATGGTTTTGGACATTCCTATCGCCGGCCTATTCTGGATTTATTGCGCCATCAATCCTACATGATTACTTATATAGCTGTTCAAATGGATTTACACGAAAACAGGTGGACGATATCTTTTATTATTCACTCATCCAAAACGGTGTATCAAGTTACACTTCTTTCAAAATGTATTTAGCTGTTCGCCTATTTGGTAACGCCTACTATCAGGATTTGTATTGCGTTTACCAAGACAATGATGACAACCCAGAAATGAATGACGAAGAGCAAATTGACTACGATTAAGGATAATTAAATGAGTCAGCCCATAGCACCGGCAGAGCGTTACGACTACGCGGCAAGCGTTGTATTATTACATGAGGGAAAATATACAGACCATCCAGCAGACCCAGGGGGTGCGACCAATTACGGGATAAGCCTTCGATTCTTGAAGTCTGCCGGTATTGATATTGATGGCGATGGTGAGATTGATATTCATGACATCATGGCCATGGATAAAAGCAAAGCGAAAGATATTTATAAAAAATGTTGGTGGGATAGATACCATTACGAGGCGATAAATGACTTACTCATTGCAACAAAGGTATTCGACTTGGCAGTCAACATGGGCGCTCAACAGGCGGGAAAACTTGTCCAGGAAGCAGTTAATGACTTACAGAAAGTACCAATATCCGTTGATGGAATCCTGGGCGGAAAATCCTTTGGAGCCATTAACGCCCTATGTCAAAAAGGGCGAGAACTCGAACTCTTAAACGCCATAAGAGACCAGGCAGCGCAATTTTATATAAGGCTTGCCAAGAAAAAGCCCGAATTAAAAGTATTTTTAAAAGGATGGTTGCGCCGTGCCGCGGATTAAATATTTATCAAGCGGTGAAATATCCGAAGAGAGCATCCAAAAGAATATCGTTCATACGGCAATGAAGCATCCCAAGCTTTGCAAGCTGGTACTGCACTTTCCAAATGAGGGGAAACGCAGCCCGCGTTATGGTAAGCTTATGAAGGATTTAGGCATGCGCCCAGGTGTCAGTGACTTGTTTGTTCCAACCGCGCGCCATGGATTCATTGGCGCATGGATAGAAATTAAAAGCATTGGCGGCACAGTCAGCAAGCCACAAAAGCTATTCTTAGAAGACATGGCGGCAGAGAATTATTTTACCGCCGTTTGCTGGTCTATCAATGAAGGTCTTAATCTTCTTGAGTGGTATTGCCTTGGTGAGAGGTGGAGACCGTCAGCGGCCGCACGAAGCCAATATCGTACACCGACCCAACAGAGCCAAGAACCGCCTCACGGAACGCATTTTTTACCGCAATGCACATGTCAAAGGTAGGGTATTTGAACTCAAGGCATCCAGCACATGAATGAACGTAGCAAATAAACGCTTCATCCTTAAATGACGTATGAATTGAGTCAATGTTATCTGTATTGATTAACCCATAATGACGGCCGTTTATTTTACTTCCGTTCCAGTCGATGATTTCGTATTCAATCCACATTCTGTTAAGTCCTTTTGAAATACATTATTTATTAAAAAATTGGAAATAGATTTGGCCAGGCATTCTTTTATTTCATCGTCTCTATAAGGAACGCCGTTTGTTCGAAGACTTTCCTTTATTTTTTGAACAATAATTTTAAACTCAACTAATATAGATTGCATTTCATCAGTATGAGCCAATACAAGGAGTGCCGTTGTAATGTTTCTTAGTTCTTCAATGTCGCTCATTCAATCACCTTTAATTCAGTAGATTGTTGATTGGCGATATCCATTAATAATTTAGCCACATGAACTTTATTATGGATTCCACAATCAGATAAAAGTGTTTTTTCAAATTGATACAAGGTATCAAGAGCAATAACATAGGCTTGAGAAAATTGCATCAACTGCATTATTTGTTTTTCACTGATTATCATTGATATTCCAATTAAAAAAAGTACCGTTCAAATTTAAATCAAGGAATGCGTCTTCATGGACAATCTCTTTTTCTCCGTGGCAAAATGCAGTACAAATATAGGCTTGCTGTTTGTTCTCAAATCTTATACGAAAGCTATTAACATTCATTTTGCATTTTCCGCACACTAAGTTAATTCCTTTTGGCGGATTATCAAAAATATCATCAATATTTTTACATTGCGCAATGCCCTCACCATTTCTAGCCTCTTCAATTGCTCTATCTGTTTCTTCATTGGGTATATGTTCATGCTCGCAATAGTTATCAATCATGGATTGGATTTTAAGTCTTAATTCTTTATGAATAGGCGATTCTTTTAGAATTTTGTTTTGTTCTACATAAGTACACATGTCAAGATGGATAATTAATAGTTCATCTTTTGTAAAGTCATTCATATTAATCATCCTTAACGATATGGAAGTCACACTTTGTACAGCACAAAATTCCGTGGTCTCCGCTTTCTTGCCATTCATGCTCGCAGTAGTTATCAATCATGGATTTGACTTTAGTCATCAATTTGCCTATTTCAACTTTATGAAAAGGATTGTGTTCGCATAGCCATCCAAGGCCATTTTCAATGTCCTCTAGCTCGTCTTTGGTAAAGTCATTCATTCTCAAGCGCCTCAATCTTTTCCAACAAAATATCAATCATTCGTATCAAATAAGCAGTGTCTATTTGCTCAGGTCTAATTTCTTTTAAGTTAAAGTTTTTTCTCATATCCTTTAACTCAGCAAGCGTTTTATTTTCATAATTAAATGTTAGCGGTCTAAGTAATTGGGGATATTCGCCATTCGTTATTTTCATTTATTAATCCTTTTTAAAATGGTATTGATCCATCGTCTTGTCCATCATCCCACTGCGCAGCCTTAGCCGGTGATTCCTGGGCTTGGTCTTCGCGCTTCTTGCCGGTAGGGATGAACTGCATTTGACTGCCTACAATGCTATAAACGTACTTTGTGCCGCCGCTTCCATCGTCAATTTTCTTATTGCTGATTTCGCCTTCGACATAGATTAAATCGCCGACATGAGCATATTTGTTGCCGACTTCCGCAAGCTTGTTAAAGAAATTCACATTGTGCCAGGTGGTCTGTTCCTGGGTTTGACCTTGCGAATCGATATACTTTCTACTGGTAGCAATCGACAGGGCGCACATGTGACCGCCATTTTTTAAGTCTTTAAAGTCTTTCTTGCCAATTCGGCCTAAGAGAGTTGCTCTATTAATCATGGTATCGCCTTAATGTTTTGATTCTGATTCATCGGGAACAATTTGTTCGTGCAAATGATTGGTATAGGCAATGAGATTATCAATCATAATGGTCATTACCGTTTCACCGCGCAAATGTGGCTTACGCTTACAAAAATGTTTATGAAAATCGATAAGAACTGACTTTGCCAGGTCAGCCAATACCATTGAAAGAAGGTGCGCCACATCATTTCGAGGCAGCACACCAAGGGATTCAACAAAGCCTTCAAGAAACAATTTTGCATCCAGCGCTTGGCTTTCAAGCTTCTTTATTCCTATATCCGTAATTTTTGCCGTCATGCTTTCCCCAATTGCAATAAAAACACCACTGCTTGCGCGTTAGTTAATTCATCTAATTTTGTTACCTTGAAATAATCCAAAGCCTTTTTCTTGCGTGCTTCATCAAAGCCTTTTTCAGTCATTAAAAAGTGAATTTCATTTTTTTGGTCTTCACTGGCTGGCGCATCATCACTGCCCGTATTATGAACCTTTTTTTCTTGATTCTTATCAGAGGTTGAAGCGCTCGAATCCTTAGAACCCTTGTCAGTACTGGATTCTTTTTCTTGACTGGTGTTTGATTGAAGACGTTTTTTAAGGCGTTCAGTTTGCGCTTTTCCTTTGTCATTATCGACTGTTTCCGCATCAATAATAACTGTTGTATCATCGTTTTCGACTTCCGCAATACGAAGACCACGAAGGGCATCGGCAAATTTGTCACGCAATGCTAAAGCGCGCGCACGCATTTGAAGCATACGAGTAGGGTATGCCGCCCACACGCCGCCTTTCTTTAAGAGTCCGGCACGTTCAGCGTCTTGCATGGTGAATGCTTGCGTATGCGGTTCATGGCCTTTACGAATGACCGTGCAAGTGAAGCCCGTGACAACCTGGCCTGTAAATATAGGCTCTTCACGAATGTCTTTGCAATCAGGATGATTCAATACTAAAGACAATAGGCCCTCCCCCCAAAGGCACGGACGACCGTTAATAACCGCGATGTCTTGCAATGATTGCTCAACAGGGAAGCCCAATTGATACCCCATTGCCATTGCAACAAAAACATCTTCTGGTTTACCCCGATACGAGGTAGGGATTACCCCAGACTTAGCAAGGGTTTCCGCTACTTTTTGGTAATGGCCATATAAAGCGGGCGCAAATAAGCTATCCTCAAGGCGTGAGGCTTTTTGTGCCTGGACTTTTTGAAGCTCAAATTTTAGATTCATAATTTCGGCTTCTTGCTTTGCAATCGTTAATTCTTGTTGCATGGTTTGTAATTCTTGGCTCATTTTGCTTGCGCTCCATAAAATAGATGTTCAATATCTTTACTCATTCGGGATAAAAGGGTACTTAATTGCTCTTTTAGCCCGTCAAATTCTAGCTGGTCAGGAATATTCGCAACGATTTGGAATAATCCGCCGGAATAAATGCCCATACAAAAGGCAACCTTATTTAATTTTTCAATTGCCTCTTCAAGCTTTTCATCGGTAGTCATTGATTATTTCCTTCCATCTAAAATAACTAAAAGATAAACGAATAGCATTCCACACAAATATGCTTTAAGCATTTTAAACCCCCTTTAATAAAAATGTTCGTGCGCCTTTCTTATTTGCCTTCCAGGTACAAACGGGCTTTCCTGATTCATCAGTCAAGCATTCTGCATCTTGCATATGTTGCATGATGTTAAATTTGTACTTGGACTCAATGGCCTCAAGCTCCTTTATTTTGCTGCGTGTTGCATGCAAATCTGTTAATTGTTGCGCGATGTCCGTGTTAATTTTTATTATTTTATTAGGGTCATGGCGAGGGTATAAAATCTTTAAATCAGAATGATTGGTTGCAGGGGGTGGCAAATCATTTTCTACCGCACGCCAAAATTCAACGGCGGCTTTTATGATGCTTCCCTCAAGCTCTAAGTCTCTAGTGTATTTGAACTCACGGTAATCGTGACCGCCAATTAATACCGCAATATAGGCGCAAGGCGAATTTAATATAGAGCAGTAAAAAGCAACCTGAACCAAGTATTCCATAGGAATGATATCGGTTCCATGCTCGCCCCAATTTTGAGCCATGAATTGATTGGAGTTCTTCGCCTCAAATACGGCGTTCCATTTGGGAATGAAGCCATCCAAGTTTCCACGTAAAAAGTCGTAAAATGGATGAACAAAAGTATCTTTTGGTGTAATTACCTGGACACGATTTCGCTTGCGAAACTCTTTCCTGATAACAACTTCCAATTGATGACCCCAATATTGAAGGTCAGTTTCTACATAAGAAGAAACCAATTGCCCCTTCTTTTCTAGGTATAATTCAAGTGGTGTTTTATAGCTTGAAAGACCTAAAATAATACTCATATCGGAACCGCCAATTCCTAGCTTTCTGGCTTCGCGTTGCTCTTCTGTAATCATTTCATACCTGCTTGATAGTTTAGAGATTGCAATTGTAAAATATAAGTGTTACCATGTCAACATAATTAGACAAAGGAGCGCATAATGAGCATGAAAGAAGAAAGTTATATTGACCATGAAGTGCGTATTCGCTTACTGGAAAAATTAACAGAGAAGATTGACCATAAAATGAATGTAAGCCTTACATTGATTATAGGCTCAATCATTACGCCGGTTCTTTTAAAATGGGTAGGGTGGGTATAAATAATGACGCTTGAGGAAGTCTATCAATATTATGGCTCCGCCAATCAAGCATGCAAAGCATTGGGTTTGACCAGACAAAGTTTTACAGCGTGGAATAAGCGAGGCTATATCCCAATGCTTCAACAACTTCGATTGGAAAAATTAACTAACGGGAAGCTATACGCGAACGAAAGTCATGCGCACAAACAAGAAGGAGCGGTTGAAATTCATTTGCCGGCTTATCGCTACTATGACAAGAAGCACGGCCTTTGCCCTGTTGAATCCTTGGTGTTTCAGCCTGGTAAAAAAGCCAAGGTTATCTATTCAGTGGACGCGGTACGGGCAAAGAAAATCTCAACCTTTGTCACTAAGTATTTAATGAAAGCGGTTGATGTTAAAGACAGCTTTGGTAATTATGTGTTTGAAGGTGATGTCATTGCGTACAATGAAGGGCGTGACTATTTTATCTTTGACACAGAAAAGAAAGTGGACGAGTTAAAGTCACTAGGGGCGATAGCAATCGCAGGTCATATCTATGATGGGGTTAAATATGGAAGTTAAAACGGAAGTAACCGAAGAACAAAAGCAAGCGACCATTAAGCGCTTCAAAGAGGGGTTTGTGAATATCCGAGGTGTTGTCGATACCCTGGAAGTGGACATTGAAAGCACGGATTTAATCATGCAATCAAGCGCCATTTGGATATCCGGCAACCTGTTACAAATGTTTAGTGATTTCATGAATCATTTAAAAATGCTCGAAGAAAAACAGAAAATGGATAAAATCCAGGCCGAAATAAAAGACGTAGCCGAGAATAATAAATCAATGGAAGGAGAACAAAGTGAATAAGTACAGTGCTGGTGACAAGTTGTATTGCTATACCTTGGATTTTTCAAAGCAGTTAGTGGCCTCTTTCATGGTGGCCGGAGTCATTAAAAAAGATGATGGTATTTATTATTCGCATGACCTACAGAATTGGGTTAAAGAAGAATATGTCCACGCTGACCGCAAAGAAGCCTATAAAGCGCTTATTCAAAAAGCGGATGGGGAAATGAATTCGCCTGAACATTTGGGTTAATTTTGAACGATTCCGAAATACCGTTAAAGGAAAAAACAGCCTGTTTGCTCATTACATTAACCCGCGAACGGGAAACCTGGCGCTGGCAGATGGAGCAGGGCAAATGGGCTGAACCTGACATCATGACGGAATACAGAAAGCACAGAAATACCGGCCTTTGGCGCTCGACCCGTGTAGTCGAATCGTTAATGGAATACATATTGTTTTTGGAATCGAAACTATGAGTCTCATTAAGTTCGTTCATAGGTGGCGCAGACAAATATTTTTTGTATGCCTAGGCTCATTGATAGGGCAAAACATTTGGAGACTGCCGGAGGAAGGGCAATTGGTTTTTTTGGGAATCATAATTGGCGCTTTTTTTGGATGCGCCTTTACGATTGTTTATTACATTAAAAAAGGATTTTTAAGATGACTAAGAAAATCAGCATTATTTGTGATAAATGCCAGGCATCAATTGAGGATATGCGCAATGGAATTTGGACAGTCGCTTTTGAATCAGGTTCTTTATCCGCTCTTAACAACACCATGCATTTTTGTTCTTATCATTGCATGTGGGATTATTTTAGTGACCGCGTTAAACCTATGGTAGAGAAAGACAGAAATGAAGCATGAATTTAAGATAGGCGATAAGGTTCAGTTTAAAGGCTCAGGCGGTTTTTTGGGCTATGTGTCACATGTCCATAAAGGGCATTTGTTTTTACTGGATGACTTTGAAGTCAATGTCCATCTTGGTAATGGCGAGCATCTCACAGCGGCCGCCAGTGATTTAGAATTATTTAAGGGTGAAATAGAAGAAGGGGAAAAGGATGCAACCAGAGCGCAAGATAGGAATGCTGTTAAGTGAAATGGGAATCGATGGCGAATTAAAGGAAGCAATCATGAATCTAATTCTAATAGCCATTGACATCAAACAAGACATGAAGGAGTTTGAACAACAAATTTATTATCTTCAAAACAGAAATACTTACCCCTGGATATCCCGACAGGTTCCCGAAAAGGGCATCCATTGCGGTTTTTGCGATCAATATTTCAAAGAGTACCCGCATTACTGCAAAGACCATATCACCGTGAGCCATCAAACCCGATACTGGATTGATGACCAAGCCTATAACGCCTCACACCGTATACCAAATTGTTCATAAAACAAGGAGAGGCGTATGTCAGCCATCAATATACAGTTCAACATGGAACGATTGGGAAACGTGGTTAAAAGCAACCTGGTACAGTTTTACGGCGAGCCTTTGACCCCTGACTTAATCGAAAAACTGACAGCGCGTATCGCTGAAACAGTGAACGAATTTATTAATTACACGGATTCACAAACAGAAAAGGAGCAACAAACTAATGATGGTTGAATATCGATTAATTGGCACATGCCCGCACAGCGATAAAGAAATGACTTATGAGGGAATATTTAATTCTGACTTTTTATTGGCGAGAGTATACAAAGGAATATCCCATGGCGGCATTGAAAGCATGTTTTCCATTAAAACACCGAATGATTGCTTTACATACTACTCACAGTTTAAAGAGGACATAGAAGCGGTTTTTGATGGATTAAAGCAAGTTTTATGCAGCGTGCCTGTTAATTTAGAAGGTGTCGGCTGGATAAAACCTATAAATCTTGAATAATTTATTGTAAAAATTAATCATTTGCGTATAAAATGATCCCTGCAAATCCGGCTAAAGATTTGCAGGAATTGGCGTTGCCAATGGTGCGACTTATCAGTTTTAGCGGACTGAAAGTGCATTGATACTACACCACTGAACTGGTGCATTGCATATATTGTAAGCAATTCACCCCTTAATGCAAGGGTTTTCATGAATAAAATTTGTTTCCTAGATATTTCCTACAAGTTGCTTGAGCGACTAGAAGAGTCTATTGTCAAAAGAATGGCTCACAAATCCAATGACCAGATTTTTACTGCCGATGAAGCGCATTTGGTTGAGTCTTTTTTAAAGGCCGTTTATTGCGATGGGATTAGTGAAGGTGTAAAAAGTGTAAAGAAAGAAGGTATTTCGATGGATTAAAATAAACTTTGGGCATCCAGCCCAACCCAATCATGTTGAACGGCATGATTAGAACATCCTACAACGTACTTTGAACGGTGCGTTAACTCCACATTAACGAGGTAATTATACCATGTCAGATACAAAAAAGAACCTTAATCACGCCCTAATTGCGCAATTTTCTGGGCAGCAAGCAACAATCACCACACCTAGAATCTATTACCGCCTCACAAAATGTCTAAACAAAGCCTACTTACTCAACCAAATTATTTTCTATTCATCGCGTTCAACCTACTGCAATGATGATTGGTTTTACAAATGCTATGAGGAATGGCGCGAAGAGGTCTTTGTAAGCGATAGGACGCTTCGAACGTACTTCAAGGACTTTGTAGAGGATGGCTTAATTGAAATGCGTATAGCGAAGGTTAGAGGGGTAAGAACCCCATTCTTTAGGCCAATGATGGAAAACATCACCAAAGCAATAGCCGCACTCATAGACGAAGACAATAAAGCCAAACCCCCGATTCCCCCGAAAGCCCCAGAAACAGGAAAAAATGACCTGAACAAAAGTTGCCCTAAACGGAAAAAATTGCCGGATAGCCAAACGGAAAAAATTGCCGTTTCTAATACTATATATACAGATAACTCTTCAGATAAAAAAACTACTACTGTAAATCAGCATCGAAGTAGTAGTTCTTTTTTTACTAAAAAACAGCAAGAAGACCTACTGAACCAAAAACTGGAATCTGATTTACGAAGTGACGAAACATTCTTGCTTCACTGCCAACACCATATCGAGAAGCAAAAGAATGATTTGAGTAAATTTCAACGAATGGCGGGGTTAAAAAAGATTTTGAAAAACGTCAATGAAGTCGGTGAACACTTCAAATCACCTGGATTTATTGACCCAGAGCAATTAAAAATACAAGAGGCAAATAAAAAACTACAGGAATTAACAACCGAACATCAGCTTTATTGGAGTCAATTCAAAAACGACCGTGACTTTTTAAAGCGCCAGGATTTACAAGGAAAAGAACCAAAGGGATTTGAAGAATGGATAATTTCTCAAGGCTTAGAAGCTTTGTTAAACACTGCCAAACAAAAGGCATCGAATTAATGCGGGATGACATAGCCTACATTGACAGAATGTTAAACAAGCTACCTAGAAACGATTTTAAGGCCGTTTTAACGCATTATGTTGATGAATGGCTACTTGGTAAGGGTTCAGATAAGAACGCGCAGGGAGCGCAAGGAAATGGGCGAAGGAGGGCGAATTTATGGCTGCTCGCATACTGCAATGAAGTCGAACAAAAAAAGGCTGCGAATATGGTGTCTTCGATGCGACACGAGAGAAGTTGATCCAGGAAAGAAATGCAAAGCGTGTGGTGCAAGGTGTTTGATTGCGCCTGACCGCAGAAAAAGGAAGCAATTAATGCGTATCAGGCTTGAAGAATTGACGATTGATGATTTAACAGAGTTGGAAATATCGGGTCAATTCTGATATAACCACGCTGCTATTGGTGTTTCGAAAGCGTTTTGTGCGTCTTTTACCAATGATGCTGACCGTCAATTCATTGTCAATGGTAGTGACATTAATAGCACATTTTTTCTTATCCAGAATTTGCCACAATGTCGGGATAAGGTTTCGTATTGAGTCCATAAATGTTTGCTCCAATCTTCCTGATTCGAGTATCTTTTGTCGCATAGTTTTCCCCTTTAGTCAAAAAGTTGCTCGTCACGCCAAGATTCAAAGTCTTGCTCGCCTTTTTCATCAGCACGGCGTTCACATTCTTCGCATAAACCGCAATGGCCGTGGCATTCGTTTTCATCGCCATGATAGTCACCCATACCCATTATTTGCCATCCAATGAGTTGGTTATTTGCTCGTAACGCTCACCAATCCATTTTCCAAATTCGATGAAATAATCTTGCGGGTTTTCAATGCCATCAAAATAAACATCGAAAATTTCCATTGCTTCTATGATTGTTAGGTCAATAATTACTTTGTCTTTATTTTTCACTTTTTACCCCTTATTAGTTAAGGCTACTTACGCAGCCCTTAGTTCCAGTATGATGTCGCGTACTTTTTCGCGGTCTATGCTATCACCGTCAAACGCAACGTTTTTGTATCTGCCAATTCTTATACCAGTAGCAACCAACACTTCATCTTTTGTTACATTCATGTCGTATATTTCGCCTTTGGCGTAGAAGCTTAAAACGTATTCAACGAATTCGTTTATTGCATTGAGGTTATCTTGGTGAGCTTTATTGACGGTAGTCATTATTTTTCCCCTGCTTAATCTAGTAAAATCTGCTTGATGCGGTTATAATAGCACATAACGTTACCATGTCAACAGAAATTTACAAAATAAATTCATGGTCAATACGCACTCACTAGAGAAAAGCATTGAAATGGCTTGCTTCATTGAGCTTGTTAACAGGTTTATCCACGATTTTTGTGTATAATTAATGTAGGTGATTTGACCAAAAGGAGAGAGATTTGAAAGGAGCAATGATTCGTTGTGTGAGGTGCAAAGGACGTAAAAAATTGTACAAAATAGGCGGTGCTTACAGTTACGCGGATACAGGCGGCGAAAAAGTTGAATGCCCTATGTGTCTTGGCACTGGTACAACAAAAAGTCTTGCGGATGCCCTAGAAGATATAAAGCAACTTAACTCCAAACAAAAATCCGTAGAGACAAAAGAAAAGGATTTTGACGATGGCGACAAAAAAGAAAGCAGCGGAAAAAGAACCCAAAGTTCCCAAAAAAACAGGAAGGCCAACTAAGTACACAAAGGCGCTAGGGGAACGAATTTGCGAGGTGGTTTCGACCACTACTTACGGGCTGCGTAAAGTTTGTACTTTGCATGACGATTTCCCTTGCGCTGATACGGTTCGGTTATGGAAGCTTCATCACCCCGAGTTTTCAGCCATGTACGCGCAAGCCAAGCTACACCAAGCCGATGTTTTGGCCGAAGATTGCCTGGATATAGCCGATGATGATAGCCGAGATATTCGTATCAACGATGAAGGCTACGAAACGTTTAACGGGGAATTTGCCGCGCGCTCAAGGATTCGTATTGACACGCGAAAATGGCTTGCTGCAAAACTATTGCCTAAACAGTATGGCGATAAATTACAGCTTGAGCAAAAGACCGAAGAGAACGACAAATTGAAAGAAGAGCTTGTGGAGTTGCGGGCGAAACTTGATGCTCAGAATAGGAAAGATTATTGATGAGTTTGTTTAGCATCCTAGATGAATCAGGCAACCTAAAGCCATGTGAAGTATTGGAATGGGCGGCCTGGTTTGAATCAACCGACAGAGCCGTTGCGCTGGATGAAATAAATGGATGGCGTATATCCACGGTATTCTTTGGTCTTGATCATTGCCTTTGGGAAACGATTGTATTCAACCCCGAAGACGAGAATGTATATCAGACTCGATACGCTTCCAGGGAATCAGCAGAGGAAGGGCATAGAAAGGCTATATTGTGGGCTGAAAAGCAAATTGCATGGCTCAATATGTGGCAAGACCCTACAAAGCATCAAGGAGAAATGATTGAAGAAAGACCATGAACTTACCTTTTATCTTTCGTTCCTGGTCTTGGTACTTGTCGCCACGTACTTCATCGAGCGGTACAAATACCAGGATTGCAAGAAGGTAGGTCACACAGCGCTTTATTGTATTTTAAATATGGGTAAATGATTTATGGTTGGGTAGTTTAATGCGGGGATAACCTAGGATAAGACCGCGAAAGCAAGCGCCTGTAAAGCGTTAGATGCGGGTGAAAATCCCGCCCCTTCCTTCCAGTTAGAGCCTTCGCGGAGATAGACCGCACGGGGAAGTCGTAAAAGCGACAAGAGAACATCCAAATGACCAGGACACCTGGATGGCGTGGCTCTTTTATTTAGGGGTTTAGATGGGATTTAGAAAAGGTTTTGACCGGCACATGTGGCCTACCGAAATGCGCATGAACAAACGCAAGAAGCTTGAAATATTCTTGGAAAGCGTTCATGTCCTTGATGACTTTCGAGACATTCTTACCGAATTTGAATACAAGATAATTTATTTAAAAATAACTTCCCAGCAAAGAGCGATATCTATTAGGGAATTGCTTAGAAAGTTGAATGAGTACCGGAATCACAGAAATCTTCTTGAGGAAATTATTGTCAACTTTAACACCATAAACGAGAAGGTTTTGTTGACAATATATCGCTCAGGAATTAATAAAATACTCGACCTGGTAGTCTTCGAACAAAACGATTACTCCTTCGAAATAGTCCATGAAGGCCGCGAAAAGAATCGTGAGCGCAAGCATTTCCCTATTCATTATCACAAAGGATGGCATTCTCACATTGTCATCAATCCCGAAAGACAGCCAGTAGAAATCACCGAAGAGCAATTTTTGAAAATTCGAGCCAATAGAATGCTTGAGGCGCAGTCAAACGGTGGGCTGCACGATAAGGAGAAAAGGCCGGTAATGGCAGAGCAAGAGGCTGCCATCAAACAAATGACAGAGGTTGAGCATGAATAATAACGAAATGTTTTGGGCGCTAACATCATCATTTCCAATAGTACAAATGAGCGAACAGCAACTTAAATGGCTGCAAGAAGATGGTTCCAATACGGAACGGCTGGTGTTTAAGACCAAGAACGAAGCGATTGACGGGCTTATTGCTCACCTTGAAGCGCATCGAGATCCAATCATACGCATTGAGCGCCGCAAATGCCCCGAATGCCAAACAGAATTCAGTGACATTGCCGGCCTTGTCTCAACCGCTGACGGTGAAGAATGGCACATGACTTGCAACAACAGAGATTGTAATTATGTCTATATCCAAAAAGTAAAACGAGAAATTGAGGTAATAGAATGAAATTCGATGATATAACCATTCCAGCCGGTCAAACTGTAACGTTCAACGATACAAGCAAGATACCCGTTAAAGTCATGGTCAATGGATTCTCAATCAGGGATGAAGTGTTCACGATATTGTCAGCTAATATGAATGCTAACCTGGCTGAATCACTGGCCGAGGAAATAGAGCAAATGTTTGCGGTTAAAATGCGATTGAGGCAAGCATAATTTTGTTCTTCGAAAATACCCAATAATGGGTATTATTGCAGTATGACTTCAAAAGGATTTTGAATGTGATTGACCATGAAAAAGAGCAAGAAGCATCCCGCCTACGTGGCTCGCTGTTAGAGTTCACGCGCTATTTCTTTGAATATATCACTGGCCGACCCTTCATCGTATCAAAGCCTATTGGGCGCGAATCACATCATGTTACCGTTTGCCGCTCACTTACCCAGGTTAAGCGCCTGGAAATCCTAAGAGAGATTATTAACTTGCCGCCTGGGTGCGGTAAATCGACCATGGCGAGCATGTTCGCGGCATGGTGCTGGGCAGAGTTCCCGGACTCAAACTTCCTGTATATCTCATACGGCCATGAGCTGGCGGCAAAGCATACGGCATTCATCAAGTCCATTGTGTCATCCAGAATGTACGGCTATTTGTTTGATGTCCACATTGACCCAAAGAGCAGCGCAAAAGATGACTTTAGAACGACCGCTGGCGGCTCAATTAAAGCGTTCGGTAGTTCAGGCTCTATCACAGGGCAAGACGGCGGATTGCCAGGCTTAGACCGATTTAGTGGCGCGGTAATTATGGATGACGCACACAAACCCGATGAAGCACATTCCGACACCATCCGGCAAAAAGTAGTCGATAACTATGATGAAACCATCCGGCAGCGTGCGCGTGGTGTCAACGTTCCGATTATCTATATCGGCCAGCGAGTCCATGAGGCGGATTTAACCGAGTACTTTGTCTCAGGTAAAGACATTGACCCATGGCATGCGACCATCTTGCGCGGCTTAGATGAAGCAGGAAATGCCCTATACCCCGAACAAATGCCGGCTGAAAAGCTTATGGCGCTGCAAGAAAAATCACCCTATGTATTTGCAAGTCAGTATCAACAAGACCCCTTACCGGCAGGGGGTGGACTATTTAAACCTGATTGGTTTGTGGCACTTGATGAAGAGCCGTTTTGTACCGTGACGTTCATCACCGCGGACACCGCCGAAACCGATAAATCCTGGAATGATGCGACCGTCTTTAGCTTTTGGGGGTTGTATGAGATTGAAACCATGGGCAGAAAGACGGGTGAAATCGGCCTTCACTGGCTTGATTGCATGGAAATTAGGATTGAACCAAAGGATTTGAAAGATAGCTTTATGGACTTTTACGCAAACTGCGCCATGCATCCTAAACCGCCTATGGTGGCAGCCATCGAAAAAAAATCAACGGGCGTTACCCTGGTAAGTACTTTACAAGAATTAAGGGGTATGCAAATACGGCAAATTGAGCGTAATATATCATCTGGCAGCAAAACGCAACGATTTCTTGAAATTCAGCCGTTTATTGCATCAAAGCGGATTTCATTTACTCGAAATGCACGTCACGCAGACAATTGCGTGAAACATATGAGCAAGATAACTGCGAACAATACGCATCGTCACGATGACATTGCCGACACACTAGCTGACGCAATCCGTATCGCATTAATAGAAAAAACATTGTACGCTAACGACAATAGACAGGATGAAAGGAAGCAGATTCTTGAGAACATGAATCGCAACCTACAGCGCAAAATAAATGCAGGAGCAGCGCGACATGGCAGAAATCGCTAAAAAGCATGTAGAAAGATTACCAAAGCTTAAGCAAATTGTAGAAGAGGCGCAAGAGTATTTTAACGATAACGTTCAGCGTTATGAAAAATTCCTTCGCTTTGTGTTCAAGTCATCGCTTGATGACAATGAGGACGCAACACTTGCCGACATGGGCATGCCGACCATCGAATTTAATATCCTTGAAGCCTACATATCCCGATTGCGAGGCGAGTTCGCCAAGCAACAGCCAGCCTTAACCGTTCGCGCAGCCGATGGCGTACCGCTATCCATGCTCAATGAAGCATTTACTGAAACCTTAAAAGTCGTAGAGGCGCATTTGCGGGCTATCTTCTTTGATGGCGCAAACGACATGCTTGAATACAATATTTATTCAGACCTTTTAGCCGGCGGTTTTTCCGCTTTACGCGTATATACGGATTACGTCAATGAAATGTCTTTTGAGCAAAATATATTTGTGGAGCGTGCTTTTGACCCTACGCTATGCGTGTTTGACCCCTTGGCGCGCGATTCTCATAAAGGCGATGGGCGTTTTTGCGCTGAACTTTATCCTATGACCAAAGAAGAATTCATTGAAGAATTTGGAGAGGAAGCCGCAAAGGATATGAAGTTCACCCGCTCATTGTCGGGGTTCTCATGGTCATTTCAAAACGAGCAAGAAGAAATTGTGCTTGTTTGCGATTACTACGAGAAGAAAGCCAAGCAAGAAACGATTATCAAGCTTACCAATGGCCACACAGTCACCAAGAAAGAATACGAACAGTTCCTTGAAAAATGGGAATCCCAGGGCAATTTTGCGCAACCCCCGCAGCCTGTAGGGAAAGAGCGAAAGACATTAATTGAAAAGATTGTGCGTTATCGATTCTGCGAAAGCCGTGTTCTTGATTACGTTGAAACCAACTACAAGTATCTGCCCCTCATATTTGTTGATGGCAACAGCGTGAACTTAAAAGAGGGTGGTTCGTATACTCAGATGACGCGCCCTTACGTGTACCATGCAATGGGAATCCAGCGCTTGAAGAACTACGCCGGCCAATCCCTTGCAAACGAGCTTGAGAACACCGTACAGCATAAATTTATCGTAGCCATTGAATCCATACCCACTGACTACCAAAACGCTTACGAGAACGTACAGAAAGCCGATACACTCATTTACAATCACTTCCTTGACACCAACAACCCGACTGTAACCTTGCCGCCCCCTAGAGAGGTTGTAAGAACGCCTATACCGCCTCAAATATCCGAAACCTTCCGAATGTCCGATGAAATGACGCAAGTTATCCTGGGAAGCTACGATGGCGCAGCAGGGCAAAACAACGGGCAAATGTCAGGCATAGCATTTGCGCGCAGTGCGATACAAAGCAATAACGCAAGCGTTCCCTTTATAGTGGGCTACATAAAAGGCTTAAATCGTGTCGCGCAAATCATTGTTGATTTGATTCCAAAGTACTATCGCACACCAAGAAGCTTGCCAGTCCTATTGCCTAATGGCAAACGCTCATATGTTGAGATTAATAAAAAGGGCGCGTTGTATATGAATTATGACCCGAACAATCTTCAAGTGAAGGTTGAAACGGGCGTGAACTTTGCCATGCAAAAAGAAATCGCATTACAAACCATCATCGGGCTTAGTCAGTCCATGCCGGCATTTGCGCAATTCTTTGGTCAGGAAGGCTTGCAAACCCTTCTTGATAACATCGATATACGTGGCATTGAAGAGCTTAAAGAAAAAGCCGTTCAGTACGAAAAGAAATTGGCAGAGCAGCAACAAATGGCCATGCAGCAACAACAACAAGACTTGCAATTGAAGGCTCAAACGCAGGCCATGGAAATGCAGCAAGCACAAAAACAATTGGCATCGCCCACACCTGAACAGCTAGGCATGATGGCGATTCAAGAAAAATCGCGGGTTGATTCTGCAAACTTAACGCTTAAAGAACGTGACTCAGAAACGAAATTCCTAGAGGTCATGAGCAAGATACGCAATGCCGATGTTGAAAATGAATTAAAAGCCGCTCAAGTCGATGCCGAGCAAACGCGAACCGCCGTTGATATGGCTATTAGTTTGAGCAATCATCAAAACGAGCGATTAGAAGGAGCAATCGAAAATGACTGAACGGTGGATTCAAAAGGCTACAAGCCCAAAGACTAAGGGCGTATTGCGCAAAAAGCTTGGCGTAAAGAAGGGTGAGAATATCCCAATGAATGAGCTTAAAAAGGCCGAGAAGAGCAAAAACCCAAAGACCAGGAAGCAAGCAAATCTTGCTGTTACGTTGCGCAAACTTAAAAAGGACTAAGCCATGAGCCTACTATCATCATTCATCAGAAATCAGTTATTAAAAGCCGTTGAGCAAGAGATTGCCGAGCATGCGCCAGAGGCCAAGCAAGTTGCCATTGAACAAATGTCAGCATTTGGTCAAGAGGTGATTGACTGGGCGGCCAAAAAGATTGGCGAGCTTGAGGGGAAAAAAGATGCCGCTAGTTAAAGGCGCTAAAGCCCGAACCAAAAAAGGGTTTTCAAAGAATGTGGAAACTGAAATGAAGGCTGGCCGCCCGCAAAAGCAAGCGGTGGCCATCGCATACAGTGAAGCCGGTGAAAAAAAGAAAAGGAAAAAGAAATGAAAATGAAGAAAAAGGACGTTAAGGCTAAAGAAAAGAAAATGATGAAGCATATGGACGAAAAACAAGACAAAAAGCTTGTTAAGAAGATGGTCAAAAAGGATTGCATGAAGTAAGCAAAAGAGCGCGTCTCCACTCGCCTAGATTCGCCGTTGCATGTTTCGGGCGGCGATTTTAGCATGACTTGTAAAGAGTGTAAAATATACTATACTATCAAGTAGAAATGTTGTATGGCGACTAAGCGCCGTTA